TAAGGGAGTAAACTGCACGAGGTTCTTTGAACCCATTTTGTTCGTGACGTCTTCTCCATCAGCCACAACATAAACTGCATGTTGCACCTTTGGCAAGCCTGGCTTCCCGAATTTCGCGGGTTTCTACTTTGGCCAAGACTCGCAGGATTGATTACATCTCTCAATCCAACTATCTTAGTTTCTCTTGAAACATATAATATATAGCATTGTACTACAAAATCCCATTTAAAATATGGATTTTTGCATAGTTAACTTGTACTATTTTAATATTATACATTCTTTAACATTGTTTGTCAAGCACAAACTAATAAATACACTATAATAAACTTTTAACATGAGAAATAAATAATGAAAATATACGAATTACTAGAAAGTGCAGGTATTGATGAAGTTGATCAATTAACATGGAATATACACCATCTTATTCCGTTATATCGTGCAACACTACCTGCTATTTTAAAGGAATATGATTTAATGGTTAGCGATCCTTCTGACAGTGTTGAACTTGAACTTGTTAAAAAACATTTAGCAGCATGTTCTCTTAGATTAGCATCAGTTAGATCAAAATGGTTTACTGATAATTTTATGTCAGTATCTAAACGTAGATTTGATACTTCTGATCAAATGTCAAGATCGGGATTACAGACACCACTTCAACGATTAGCAAAAATGCCGCAGTTTCAACGGGTTGACGGATTACACGGTTTGGCTAATTTATCATTAAACATGAGTGCTAAAGTAAGAGAAAAAGAAAAAACTACATACGGTAAGCTTATGTTAGAAATTGAAGATAATTTACCCACGGTAGCACTACGTATTGCTAAAGTAACTAACGATACTGATTTAGCGCAAGCTGCTACTGATTTAAAACGGTATATTGCTCAATGGGAATCAATGAAAGCTGCTGCTACTAATATCACTAAAGATATGAATTCTGGTATTAGTTTGAAAAAGCAAGGCGATGCGTATATTTCTTCGCCAAATAAAGATTACCATAGAAATAGCGATATGGTTAAATCTGCTCCAAAACCGGTCGATAACAGTGGTCAGCAAAATGCACAAGTTCAAGACCTTATTCAAACCGTTCTATCACAAATTGAACCAAGCATTGCTAAAATAGTTGGACCTAAAATTAATAAAGTACCTATTGAAGGACGGTTAGCTGCTTTAAGAGCAGAGTTGGCAAAACATGGTAAACAAATGGAATCAATGTTTAAATAACTAATCATAAGAAAAGGGCAATTAGCCCTTTTCTTTTATCCCCCTACAAATACAGTTCCGCTGCCCTGGGCAACTGTCGAACCGCACGCAACCGGATCGCCGATCCTTCCACACTGTTTATTATTTACAAATACCGTACTGCTACCTTTTGATAGCGCCGAGTCGTGACACACCGGAGTTGGATCACAATGTGTTACCCAATGATCACCTTGTCGATGAATACCTTTGTTATTTGCAAATACCGTTCCGCTAGCTTGATCATTTACACGGGCAGGCCAACCGCCGTGTCCTGTACATTTATCACCTAATCTGGCTACTCCTGGCATTAACTACCTCCTCTTGATATTACATTATTTAATTGACCTTTAAATATATCCCAATTATTACAAACTTTATGACTAATTGTATACGTGTGATACTCATATGTATAATACGTATATGCAGGTGTTCCAGGTGTTCCTGGGGTACCAGGACTTGTGTCAGTAGCCGGAGTTCCGGGGATCCCCGGAACTTCCGGAACATAGTGTGGTATAGTTTCTAATGTATTAACAATATACGTTATCGGATATGATATTGTTGGATTATGAGTACCACTAAGCAATGCAAATATTGTAGCTGGTATTTCAGATAAAGTAGCAGCTGTAGATCGAGTTGATATGCTAACTGACGACGGTAGAGGATCTTTCTCACGATCATACCTAGGAATGTATTCCCAATAAGATTCAGGAAATACTTTTCGAAATGTTCCACCTACTGTAAATGTACCACCCGACCACGATAGGTAAACACCTTGATTTGAAAATGATGTACTAGCAGATGTAACTACTTCACGCGGACCACAGGATGCAGACCTAGAAAATGCAATCTCATCATAAGAAAATTCAAAAGTTGTTGGTGATAGTGAGCCCATGTTGTATTTATTACGTAATGATACTTGTAGTTGCTTTAGTATATGACGATGCCGAATCTTTGTCAGTTGGTTCTAAAATCACTACAGTTGCAATTGCAATTTTTACAGTTTTATCTGGATCAACTGTAAATAAGTATGGTGCTAACCCAATACCACCTTGTGATGATGTTAGTACACGCGGTCTTGAAACTTTAATATAATTTGCATGTTCTTCTACTAACGAAGCAACTAATTCTTCACCTGAAGTAAGTTTAATTGTAACTACTTCGCCTACTGATACGCCTTTATCTATAATCATGATTTGCCTTTATGTATTGTTGTAATTCTGAAAATCCACCGATGTAATTTCCGTCAATTTTAATCTGTGGTAGTGTTCTTGCTGTTGGTACTTCTTCTAATAGTTGTTCTTTAGTCCATCCACCATTTGAAATGTTTCGTTCTTCAAAGTTGATGTTTTTCATTTGTAACAAGCTCTTAGCTTGCACACAGTAACTGCACTGGTCCTTCGACCATAAAATCACATTCATATAATAAAATCCTTGTACGGGTTTGACCAATCAATTTTTGCTATATTGGCCATTATAGCTTTTACTCTCGCTGGTGAATTTAGTGCTATTGCTTGATTTGCATTTCCTGCAGCGCCGTTACCCTTGCGAGATTTTTTTAAATATCTGTCTGCTCTCATAAGTCCGGTAATTCGTCATAATCCAATTCGTCACTCATTACACCAATCACATAATTAACACTTTCAGATTCTTGTAATGCAGTTTGCTTTTTACTTGGATCAGCGTGTTTGTTAAACCATGGAATAGGAGTTGATTTAGGTGCTTGTTCACGATACTTAATACCTACTTCTTTCAAAGCATGTACTGCAGTATAATCAACAAATTCTTTTAAGATGTTAGCATTAAGGCCAATCACTGGACCTTTTAAAAATAGGTAATCTGCCCATTCTTTTTCTTCGCGAATCACATCTAAGTACATATTATACACGATTTCGTCACACTCTGCTTTAATTTCGGCAAAACGCGGATCATCTTTTATTACTTGATTAATCATATAAGCAGTCCACTCTTTGTGTAACAGCTCGTCTTGTAAAATTAATGCAATAATATTACCGTTACCAATAAACAGCCTGTTTTCGACCATTGCTAAACTAGTAGCAAACGAAACCATAAAGCGGAATGCTTCTAATGCATAACTTGCGTGTAGTGCAAGCCAAATAGCTTTAATGTGGTCTCTTTCAAGAACTTCAATTCCAAGTTCTTTTTGACAATTAAATTTATGCAATCTATTGTAGTATTTGCCAACACTACTTGCCATATCTACAATTTCTTTAGTATCATGAATTGTATTAAATATTTCTTTTGGAATATTGTAAATATTACGAATAATATGGCTATAACTGCGACTATGAATATTTGACTCATAGAATCCCCAGTTAATCATTAGTAGTTCTGCTTCGGGTACACTTACTACAGGTGTAAACACTTGTGTAGGACCACGGCCTTGCAAACTATCTAATGCAGTTTGTCTTAGTAAGTTACTAGTGAATATATGCTTAACTGCATCACTTGCATCTTTAAAATCGTTAGCATCTTTACTTAATGATATTTCTTCTGGAGTCCAAAAGAAACCTCTAGCAGTTGCTTCAAACTTTTGAATACGCGGATACCGTACTTCTTCAAATCTTTGAATTGTAACTGTTCCGTCTAGAAACAGTTTTCTAGACAAGTAGTTAGTTTGTTCACCTAAGTTATACTGTTCATCACTCATCGTCTTTAATCCTTATTGTGCTTTTTTCGTCTAGTGCATACCACGCACTTTCAAGATATTGTGTTATGTCAGTTAATGTTTCTTCTGGAAGACGCATTACCCATTCGTTAGTGTTAACATCGTGCTTAAGTGGTAATTCAACCTTTAAATTATGTCGCATTGATATTACTAATTTTTTATCTTTCATTTTTTAATTATACCTAAATATGCTAAAAACACTAAACAATATATTGTTATTGATAGTTTGATTTCTTTTACTTTGTTTAATATAGCATTAGTTAAAGAAGTTGCCTTCCACTTATAATATAGAAGGCCTCCGTTGTCTATTGCATGTAACTTTTCTAGTACTTGTTTCATAACTTTTTGTTTACGTGTTCCTTTCTTGGCCACGCACTTGCCTTGCCGTTTTTAATTAATTTTGATATTACGCTATTCAGATGTCTTTGTTTATTCTGTTCAGGAGTTAGCGCAAATATGCCTGTTTTGTTTTCCTTAGCAGATTGTCCACCTTTTTTACCGCCAATACTTCCAGCGATAGAAGCGTGTCCTAGACCAAACCCGCATTTGCCGTCCTTGTTTGCCTTAATAGCAGCAAGAGAACACAATTTACTTCTTTCTTCTTTTGTTAATCCAAGGCGTTGTGCTATCCTATTTGCAGCGGCAAAATCCCCTTGTGAATAGTGTATATCAAAGTGCTCTTGTAATGATACTGCTTTTAAGTTTGTAGGAGTGTTGTTGCTATGATTACCATCAATATGATGGATATCGTATCCTTCCGGAATAGGTCCGTAATTCTTAAT